CTTCCGAGCGAAGAAGTGAGCTTTGGTTCGCACCTGCTGGTTTCAACCGAGGTGGTCTGACCAACGGAGCAGCTGGTGTTCCAGTTGTTGGTATTACCGAGCGATTGACCTCGAAAGAGCGAGATAAGCTGTATGATGCTAACATTAACCCGATTGCGACTTTCCCGAATGAGGGTATCGTAATCTTCGGTCAGAAGACCTTGCAGGTCACTCCTTCTGCACTAGACAGAATTAACGTTCGAAGAATGATGATTTTTGTCAAGAAGCAGATTTCAAGGTTTGCTGCAAGCATCCTTTTTGACCAAAACGTTCAGTCGACTTGGAACCGCTTCTTAGGCAAGGTTGAGCCTTTCCTTAGAAGTGTCAAGACGCGATTTGGTTTGTCGGACTTCAGAGTTGTTCTGGACGAGACGACCACAACTCCCGACTTGATTGACAGAAACATCCTGTATGCTAAGATTTTCTTGAAGCCTGCGCGAGCGATTGAGTTCGTCGCACTTGACTTCAGCATCTCAAGCACTGGTGCTTCTTTTGATGATTGATGAGGGAAATTTATAGTCACGACTATTTATAGTACGGAGGAAATTTTATAATGGCAACTTTCTGGAATTTAGCAGAATCGCAACCGAAAAGACAATATAGATGGGTAATGAACATTGGGGGTATCCCTCAGTGGCTTATCAAAAAGGTCAACAAGCCTGGCTTTAGTATTTCGGAAGGGGTTCACAGATATATTAATCACACTTTCTACTACCCTGGTAGAGTCGAATACGAAAAGACTTCGGTCACTTTGGTGGATCCAATTCACCCAGATGCGTCTGCCATTATGATGGATATTCTTTCTAACTCTGGATACAGCATTCCAGATAATCAAAATGATACCATGACGCTGAGTAAAGCAAGATCGGTTGCTGCTCTTGGTCGTGTCGCCATTTCCCAGCTTGACGCTGACGGAAGAATTGCAGAGCAATTTACTTTTGTCAATCCTTGGATTAGCATGGTTAAGTTTGGCGATTTGGATTACGAAGGTGACAACCTTATTGACTTGACTATGGAGTTCAGATACGACTTTGTTCGAATGGAGAACGTCCGCGACAGAGAATTCTTGACAATTACTCGTCCCCTTCCTGGTGCAACTGGCGATGGCCAAGCCATGACCGGTGGCAGCAGAACACATCCCATTGTTGGTGTAGAACCTGAATAAAATAGACATACGGAGGTATAATGTCAGTTCGAAATAACGAAGATCGCCTAGGTCATAGAGAGCCTAGCGATTCTTCGCCTGTCCCCCAGACCCAACCAGGGTCTCAATCTTCTCCTTTCTCATTTGTTGTCCCAACTGAATTCGTTACTCTTCCTTCAAAGGGTAAATATTATCCTGAAGGGCACCCTTTACACGGTGTAGAAGTAATTGAAGTTTCTCATATGACAGCAAAGGAAGAGGATATTCTAACATCTAAAAGTCTACTACGAAAAGGTGTTGCAATTGATCGCTTATTACAGAGTGTCATTGTAGATAAACGGGTTGATCCGAATGGCCTTCTTATTGGAGATAAGAATGCAATCATTGTGGCAACTCGTATTCACGCATACGGCGCAGATTATGAAACTAAAGTAACATGCCCTGCTTGTGGTACCACATCTACTTATGGGTTTGACTTAGAAGCGGTTGGGTTTGATTTTGAAGAAGATCTAAGCTTGTTCGAAGGTGTTGTGGAACAAAAAGATAGTAATTATGTTATCACCCTTCCTAAGACCAAAGTTAAAGTGGAAGCGAAACTGCTAACAGGACAAGATGAAAAGAATCTTTCTGAGGCTGCAGCAATGAAAAGAAAACATAATTTACCAGAATCTCCATTGACTGATCAATTTAGGGCTATGATTGTCTCAGTTAATGGAAATGCCGATCCTGCCTATATCAATAGTTTTATTGAGGCTGTACCGGCTAAGGATTCTAGGTTTTTACGCTCTGTTTATGATAAGATAGTACCAAATATTGATATGTCGCAGCAATTTAGTTGCAATAACTGCGGATACGACACCGCCATGGAGGTTCCGCTTAGTGCGGGCTTTTTTTGGCCTGGACAGTAAATATATGGAGAACGTCTATGAGCAGTTCTTTTTCCTAAAATATCATGGTGGTTGGAGCTTCACAGAAGCTTATAATTTACCGATTGGACTTAGAAGTTGGTTTGTAGATCGTTTGGTCAAACAAATAGAAAGAGAAAACGAAGAAGTTAAAAAAGCAAATAGGAAATAACTATTAGGGGCCGGGTTTATTCCCGGCCTCTTTTTTTATGCTAAAAGACTATTTACAAGAGAGATCTATTCTTGGGAGAATACCACATGGACAATACAATTAAAGAAGATATGATGACACCTATTGTCATCGACCTAACACAAAAAAATGAACTAGATGAAAGTTGGCTAAGAATGTTTGGTGAAAACATCAAAGGAATTCTAAAAGCTATATTTGGGAACGTTTCAATCCCTATGCAAGTAAAGGGTTCGCAATCTGATGTTAGATCGTTTGTTCGTGCTTTACATGGGGAAAAGAAGTTTATCTCCACACTAAAAAGATATGGTTTGGATAACCCCAGGACATATAGATCGCGAGCTAGTTTGAACCAAGCAACCTCTGCGTTCGAGAGACAAACGGGGATTAAGTGGCCGTTTAAGTAAGGGTTTGTAATTTATGTTGTCGTTTCTTCTTGCAATTCTAATATTCTCTACTCTTCTAGGGATACCTGCGTTTGCACGTTCGGAGCATGATGACCCGGATGTTTTAAGAAGACTCAATGATCTCCTCAAAGAAAAGGACAGACTTGGTAAAGATTATAAAGATGTTGTTAGAGAAACAAGCTTAGAGTATAAAAAACTTCTTGATTCTAATATACAACAATTTGAACAAGATCAAAAAATTCTAGCAGCCCAACGTGATAGACTTGCCAATGGGCAAGAGTTATTAACCCAGCAAGAACAGAATGTAGCTAGGGCAGAGGATAATTATCAAAAACACTTAGATATAGTTAAGGCTCGCGAAAGGGAGCTAGAACTAGCAGCAGAAAAGTTTGGTGTAACGTCCAAAGAGTTCGAGCAGGCTACAAGGCGATATGCTTTTGCTGAAAAGGAAGCAAATCTTGCCGCCGAACGATTAGGGACTGAAAATAAAATCACCGAGGCTCAAGAAGCGGCTCAAGGCGTAGTCACCGGTCTTGCTGGGAGATACCTGGGTTTAGCTAAAAGCTTCAAGGAAACCGGCGCTGGAAAAGCATTTGATGCTATACAAACTCTTGGCCTAACCGGTGCTTTAAGTGAGATGGCCAAGCAAGCAGCTGAAACCTTCTCGCCAATGAATGTTATGGCCGGAATCACCTCTAAGGTAGCTGAATCTACAAAGGCGATGGTTATAGCAACAGACAGTGCTATTTCTTCTTTCAGGCGCAATACAGGCGCAGGCTCAGAAATGAATGAGGTTTTGTTTCAAGCTCGTATTGACTCTGCTAATGTCGGTGCTACAATGGGACAAACGGCGGAAGCTGCAGGTGCATTGTTTAATCAAATGCGTCAATTCTCAGAGCTTGGTGAGGAAACTCGAACAGAGTTAGTTGCTTTTGCGACAACAATGGAGAATTTGGGCGTTTCATCTGCTGCTACTGCAGAGTTTATGAATAATGCTTCAGCTGCTATGGGAATGAATGCTGATCAGTCCATGGCAGCACAAAGGGAATTAGCCGCTGCTGGTGTCGCTCTTGGTATGGCTCCTGGCGAAATGATGGAAGGCTTTAATCAAGCCTTCCCACAATTGGCAGCGCATGGAGAAAGCGCTGTTGATGTATTCAAGGGTATAGCAGCAGCAGCGAAAGCAACGGGTGCATCGATGAATACTCTTCTTGGTGTCTTCGGTCAAGCCATGGATACTTTTGAGGGTACAGCTGAAGTTGCAGGTCGTGTAAATGCTGTTTTGGGTAATGACTTACTAAACTCTGTAGATCTTCTAAACGCATCAGAAGACGAACGTATCAGGATGATGATCGAAGCGATCGAACTTTCTGGTAGAAGTTTTGATGCAATGGGTAGGTTTGAGCGCAGAGCCCTTGCTAATGCTGCTGGTATTACAGATATGGCAGAAGCAAATAGAATTTTTGGCACTAGTCTTTCTGCCTTTGATGAACAACAACGACAAGCCCGAGAAAGTGGGATGTCACAAGAACAATTAGAAGAAAGAGCGGCTGCCGCAACATCTGCAATGGAGAAATTGCAAGCCATATTTGAGTCAATGGCAATCGCCGTAGGGCCGCTTATCAATGCTTTGCATTCTCTTATGAATGGTGTATTGGCGATACAGAAAGCAACTGGTGAAATGTTTGTTCCAGTCGTGCTTGTTTTAGGTGTTGGTTTGGCTACGTTATTCAGCATATTTACAAAGCTAATTCCTGTTCTTAACTTTTTTGGAATTGGAGCAGCCGCTGCGGCCCCCGCATCATCAGCTTTGGCCACAGGTATCACGGCGGTTGGAGCCGCAGGAGGCGCTGCTGCTCCCGGATTAACTGCTTTGGGAATCTCCTTGCTCGCGGTAGGGGGAGCCATTGCCCTTGTTGTTAGTTCTATTGCGCTAATGGCTTTTGGTTTAGGTTCTATGTTTGACAGCATCGCAGGCTTGGGTGGTGCCGGAAATCTTGCAGCAGTTCTTGGAGCAACTGCCGATGGGATCTTCAAGATTGGTTTAGCAATGCTGTCGGTTCCGATCCTTAAATCTGTAGCTTTCCGAGCAACAATAGATAAGATGACTGATTTTGCTGCAGTTGCCAGCCCAACCACAGCGGAGGCTGCCTCTGGTTTGGTGGATTCAATTAAGGAAATAGCTGAGATAAAAATCACTGGTGCAATGAGTGCTGCTCTTATGTTGGGAACGTTAACAAACCTTGTTCAGGCTCTAAACAATGGCGCTGCAGCAGGTGGTGGCGGTGGCGGCGGCCAACAAAGGGCTGTTGTGTTGGAACTTGATGGAAGACAGTTTGGAAGAGCAGTTGTTGATTTAATAGAAGATAGGTACACCTTGAGACCCAGTTAGGAGATTTATTTATGTCAGTAGAAGCATTAAAAAACGCCGGCCAGAAAATCATATTTCACCATCTAGTTAGCCAAAGCACTGTTGAGTTCCCCGCTTTTCTAACCCAATTTGAGGATCAGTTTACCTCTGAATGGAATGAGGAATACGCTTTTGGGCGAATGGACCCAATCTCAACTTTCAAGAGGACTGGAAGAAAGATAAACTTAGGGTTTCAGATTGTCGCTGAAAGTGAAATTGAAGCTGTCAACAATCTAGGTAGAATTTCTACATTGATGAAAATGCTTTACCCTTCTTATAACTCTGTGCAAGGCCAGCTTCCTAGTGCCACTCACTTACATGGCCCGCCTTTAATGAAGATAAAATTTATGAACCTTATTCAAAATTCAGCCACTGGTGAAGAATTGTTGGGCTATGTTGGTGGATTTAGTACTTCACCAATTACGGATAGCGGATTTATTGAGAGTGGCCCCGGTCGAATATATCCTAAAGCGTATGATGTGACGTGTACTTTTACAGTTCTACATACACACAGAGTTGGTTGGTATGGTCCATCAGGAAATAGGGCATTTTCCGGTAATCCGGATAATAATCAGTCGTATCCATATGGGGCAGCGGATCCAGATGCTCGTCAGCCAGAGGTTGTTTCAGAAACTTCTGGTGATACAGCCTCTCGCACAGAGCGTGATAATCAAACTGCCGATCAAAGCGAATTACTGGAGCAAAGCGAAAGGTCTGGTGGCGGTGGCGGTGGTGTGGTATACATGGCGGATTAAGGGAGATTCTAGATGAGAAACATGCAAAGAAAGAAATTTCGAAACAATTCTGAAACTTATAAAAAGTCTTTAGAGGAACGCGGATATCCCGGCGGGATTATCCATTATGGCACTGCCATGTTAAGGCATCCCTCAATTCCAGAAATGACCAAACTGAAGCGACAACAGCACGTTTGGTCGATTGGAGACAGATATTATAAATTAGCTCATGAGTATTATGGGGATTCTAGATATTGGTGGGTCATTGCTTGGTTTAACAAGAAGCCAACTGAATCACATCTGACAATAGGTGAAGTTCTCTATATACCTTCTCCTTTAGAGGAAATTCTAAGATATTTGGGAGTTTAGAGGATGGGTAGTTTAACTAACTCTCAAAAAAGACAGAGAGAACAATGCTTTCTAGCATCATATATTGATATCTTTGCAAGAAGAAATGGCGTACCTAATGCTGCAAACTTATCAAATACTCAGTCGACAACAGATTCTGAATCTGTCGATAATTGGTCTTCTCGCGCATTTCAAGACATAGATGAATCTGAGCGTCCAGAAGTTTCTCTCGGTCCTATGACATATTCAACTTTTACAAAGTTGTTATCTGTTAATCCAGGTATTCTAATTAACAGGCTCGTGACGAGCCCGAACGCGCAGGATTTATTCAACCTAACTCCTGAAAAGATGTCTGCCATTATCCCGAAGCTGCGTCTTTACAAAATGTATTATGAGAACGAGGAGGATGTTGTCGGCACAGCGAGTGAGTTTTTATTTGACACAAATTATAATATGTCTGATTTGGAGAGTATCCTGGTTGACGGTCAAGGTCGCGGTGCAGGTGTTGGTATAAAAAACTTTAGTTGGGAACTGGTGGGAACAAACACTGCTGAGATTGATAACAATATTAGAGCTAGTTTAAAGATATTCTTTCAAAACTTTAGTGATTTTGTAAACTCAAGAGTTCTGCAGGAGATAATGGATGCTGATACTGAAGCGGAAAGAACTAATGCGGTAACTGAACGTAGAGAATCCCCGGATTATTTAGATTTAATTTTTCGTACTTCGCGATATGGTTCTCTAAATCGTGCTGAAGGTCGAAGAAGTCTTGATGAAAGGTACTATCGCATAAAAGCAATATTGGGCTGGACAGTCGATCAGGCCATGGTTGAAGCTGACATAATAACTCCAGATGAAAAACGCTTGATTGAGAATGTTGGCACAATCTTATTGTTAAGTTTGTTAAAACATGATATTGATTTTAGAGAGGATGGGACGGTAGAGCTTACTTTAGAATATCAAGCATCTGTTGAATCAACAATCTCTAATGATAAAACAAATGTTCTTTACATACCCGCTACACTCCCTGGAGCAGAACTATCTGGTGATCCAGCAGAAGTAGTGGCTGAACTTGATGATCAACTGGCACAAGCTAGGCAAACTGAGCAAGATCTGAATAACGCCGAGTCTGGTTCAGAAAATTCACCAGCCAGGTCAGATGGGTGTGCTGATGCCAATCCTCTAGGGGACTTGAACCAAGGTGATCTGGAGGATGCGAGAGAGGGGAATGCACAAAGAATATCACAACTAGAACAACAACGCAGAAGCATTTTCTACCGAATATACATTAGGCTTTTGGAAACGATTATTGATAAAAGCAGAATCTATACGTTACAGGTGCCTGATGAGCTTTTTGAAGATGATAGCTTAGATTGGAATCAGATAAATAACGAGGTTATGGTTAATGGCTCTGCAACACGGTCTGGTCAAGCAGGTAACGCTGAAGAGAGCGCTGAAATAGCCAGTGTCGCCGACCGTCTTCGTCAAATACTTTTAGACGAGGCAGGAGAATCAGCAGAAACTGCAGCCACCGAAGCCGGTAACGAAGCCGGCGTTGCCGAAGACACAGATTGGCTTTCAGCAGGTGATGATTACAGATTTCATTATATGTATTTAGGAGATATCTTAGATGCAGCATTAATGTGTTTGGATTCAGAACAAAACCCACTAGCGACACCAGAGATGAAGAATGTGAAAGTCTTGTTAGGCACGTTGTATGTTCCACTTCCTAATTTTAGATCACCTGACGGTAGTGTTAAAGATGTGTTGGTAAATATGGCAGATATTCCAGTATCCTTGCACCTGTTTCAACACTTCTTTCTTGAAAGGACAGTTCGTATTGGTAGGACAGTTTGGCCTTTAGGAGATTTCATAAAAGAAATGCTCACTCTTATGATATATCCTGCGTTGGGATCGGAATGTGCCGAAAGAAGACGAGGCCGCCGTCCCCCAAGGGCACAAGTTAATGTAAACTTGATTAGTGCATATGCTGGTCAAGATGGACGGGATCGTGTGTTGGACGCTCGTGTAGAAGATATTGAAACACCGGCTCCAGAGGGTAATGAAGTCCGTGAACGTTCGTCCGGTGGCTCAATAGTTCTTGACGACCAGGTTGAATCAGTGCTGCCTAGTGGCGACCGACCTCATGCTATGCAAGATTTGGAAATAATCAACTACCTAATAGTTCAAGCAACAGACTTTTCTACGTTTGGTCGCAACGCTTTAGCACCAGGCGCTGCAGAAGAAGACGCCGCAGAAGGTATATACTGGTTAAATATCGGCTCTGATCGTGGCCTGGTTAAGTCAATCAAGTTTAAGAAAACAGATCAGCCAGGTTTAGGCGAGGCAAGACAGGAAAGAGAGGGAACACTAGGTTTAGGTCAGATAAAAGACAAATACGATGCAGATGTTACTTTGTTTGGTAATGCTCTTTTTCAACCAGGGCAAATAATTTATATTCACCCAACTGTTAGGGGTATTGGTTCTGGAATATCAAGGCATTTATCAAGTATTTTAGGAATTGGTGGATACCATCAAATTATTACTGTTGACAATAATATTAGCGAGAATAATTATGAAACGGTTCTAAACACGAAGTGGGTTGCTTCGGGTGTACCTGGAGATGAAAATGTTTGCCTGGAAGAGCCCGCCACAGCAGAGCCAGAATCCACTACCCAGAATGACGAATTGCGTGCCATAGCCGCGGGTTCTGGGCAATTCAGCGAAGAGGAAGTCGCGGTACTAAATACATTAGAGGGCGATGAGGCAATACTAGCACCCGATGCACTTGGTCGGGAATCGGAGGTGCTTGAGGGCATTAATCGAAGAGCAGGCGTTACGAGAACAACCCAGGAGGCTTTCATCCCAACACCCACTACGGGCACTCCAGGGACAGGCCGCACACCGGTGCAGTGAGGTAATATAAATGCCAGGAGTATATAGAAAAGGAAGATTAGTTAGAGCCAACCCTGAAGGGGACAACACCCTTTCTTCTAGAGAACTGTATGAGGAGAGAAAAGTTTATAAGGACAAATATATCAATCACAGAAACACGATTGATTTTTGGTATGAGGACACTTTGTATGGTAGAATAGATGACTCGGGTAATGCAATATATCCTAAAGAAACTTATCTAAAGCAGGTAGTTGGGGGCGATTGTGTTTTTGCCTTAAACTTTGTTGCTGATGCATATGGAGCGTTTGTTGATGAATACAATTTCCGTAATCAAACCACTCCTGGTTTCCTTAATGATGAAACATTGTCCCCCAGTTCTATTTCTCCTAAACGAGGATGGCAATCAGTGAGCCAAATACATCATGAGTATGTACAGGGTTTTTATGAAATATTTTCCTCTACTCGTCTGCAGACCTCTGGCGCTCGCCGTAAAGCTTTAGTTTTTGAACGTTTTGTTAGCGACGTTCTTCAGTTCATTGAAGATACTGGAACCACTTCCCCATTCACAAGAACAGGATTGATAAGTGGTTTAAATTCTAGCCCTCTCATTTCTGGACTTTGTTTGGACTTAAGTATGGCAAGTCATGCCTCTGATCGTGAAAAACATCTTGACTTTTATCGAAATCCATTTTATTATGCATATAGAGAAGTAGCAGAGAACAATGGCTTTCTTCTTGATAGAAATGCTCCATGGAGACTAGTTGCAGATTTGAATTCTTCGGTAATGAAGCGACGGATGCGAGGGTATGGTGTGAGGCCCAGAGCTATGTTTGAGGACTATTATCACAAATCTTACGTGTACGACATCGCCTCAATAAAAGTTTATATGGAAAATTTTTATAAAGCCTTCGTTGCCTCACTGGCACCACGCATTGTGCCCAATAGAGATCGGATCTTATCCACTAACATAGCAGATGGAAAAGAGGATACTTACTGGATTGAGGTTTACATGAAGATCCGACAAAGTGAAGTGTTTGATAAATTGAGCGAGGCTAATTTCAAATTGAAGTTAGAAGAGGCAAAACTTTATAATTTAGATGCAGCAGCAAGCTACATAAATAGCAACTTTCTGGGAAAATTAAAACCAGATTTCTCAGAATAGTCTTGACAAGACACTCGTCACCTGATATTATATTCAGGAATTATGTTGTTCCAGACACTAGACGACAAAGAAGAGTGCGTAGCCATCTACGCTGACGGCAAGATCATACAGGAATTACCTGGAGATCTTACTAAGACTTGGGGCTACTCAGCGTTCCTACAAGATGAGCCTATCGAATATGCCAAGATTTATTGCGGAGGCAAGACTTTGGACGAAGTTTGTCCCGATTATTTAAAAGAAGACTGGGATAAAATCAACAATCGAATGAAAGCATATCACCGGTCTTTTGTCGAGGCAAAGATTGATCTACGACAAAATTGTTTCTTTGATCTTGTTCCAGAACGATATCTTCTTACATATTACGATCTTCGAAACCATATTACAGGACATGTCTTTGCAAATTACAAGAAACCAGCTAATTACGACTTGATCCTAGGTATGACGAAGATCACAAACAAAATCAAGTATCAGAATCTAAATATTAATCTTGATGGCGTCACAATCACACCAAAACTACGAGATCTTTTAGTAAAACACGATAGATCATGTGCGTATATCAATTATAATATATATGGGACAAAGACTGGTCGTTTAGCAACAGGTCCAGGTAGTTTTCCAATCCTTACAATGAGGCGAGAGTTTCGTAATATTGTCAAGCCTACAAATGATTGTTTTTTGGAGCTTGACTTTAATGCTGCCGAGCTTAGAACCGTCCTAGCCCTGAATGGCCATAAACAGCCCTGTATGGACCTGCACGAGTGGAACGTCCAAAACATATACCAAGGCATAGGAACAAGGGAAAGCGCTAAAAAGAGAGTATTTGCGTGGCTTTACAACCCAAACTCTGAGGATAACCTAACAAATCGGTATTATAACCGAGGAAAAGTCAAGGATCGCTTCTTTTCTAGCGGCAAAGTAAAGACAACGTTTAATAGAGAGATAGAATCTGATGATTATCACGCTTTCAATTACATTATTCAGAGCACAACAAGCGATCTATTTATGAAGCAGATGATAAAGATACATGATTATCTGAAAGATAAGCAATCCTTTATTGCTTTTAGTCTTCATGACAGTCTTGTACTTGATTTTAGCAAAGAAGACTTAAAAAATGTGCCAGAATTGGTTACAATGTTCTCTAATACCGATTTAGGTCAATATTTGACTAATGTGAGTATTGGGAAGAACTTCGGAGAAATGAAAAAATGGAAACTGTGATAGGTTTAGGGTCTGCTGGGTGCAACATAGCAGATCATTTTGCTCAATACCCACAATATAAGGTATATAAGATAGATAATGGAATTTACGGCAAAAACTGTCACTTTCTTCCCAAATATGACACTCCAGAGGAGTATGAAGCCCATATTGGTGATTTATCAAGCTTTTTCAGTGGTGTAATCGGGGATATTTTGTTTGTTGTTGGCGGATCGGGAGATGTTTCTGGGGGCGCTTTACGAGTGCTCGAACAATTGAGGCATTGCAAGATAAATGTGCTCTATGTTGAGCCTGATATTGGAATGCTTTCGGGTAAGAAAAAGCTTCAAGAAAGAGTAACCTTTTATGTGTTGCAGGAATATGCTCGATCTGGACTTTTTGAGAGAATTTATTTGATTTCTAATCCTCAACTGGAGAGCATCCTAGGTAACGTCCCTATCATAGGATATAATGATAAGTTAAATCATTTGATTGTTTCAACGTTTCACATGATAAATGTATACAACAACAATGAGCCAGTCGTAAAAAACTATTCAGAATATAAGAAAAATACCCGCATTTCAACGATTGGGATTACAAATTTAGAAAATGAAAAAAAATTGTTTTTTTCTCTTGACGGCATAAGAGAAATGAGGTATTATTATGCTATCAATATGAAGAGGCTAGAGACTGACGGAACATTAATGAGGAAGATTACAGAAAATGTAAAACAAGAATCAGAATATGATGTATCCTACGGCATCTATGCTACGGACTATGCAGACGACTATGTTTATTGCGTTGCGAATGCCTCGATGATTCAATATCGAGAAAATGAAAAAAAAGCTTTACAAATCAAGAATCAAGTAGTATAATACTATCATCAACATTGGAGGGAACATGGGATTAGATCTTAACAAAATGAAAGCAAAGCTGGCTGCCCTTAAAGGCAACGGCGCAAGTGGCACATCCGTTTTTTGGAAGCCACAAGAAGGAGAGCAGACTATTCGTATTCTGCCGACAGAAGATGGCGATCCGTTCAAGGATTACCATTTTCACTATATGACTATTAACGGAAAAAACCAATCTGTTATGTGTCCAAAGCGTAACTTCGGGGAAGCCTGCCCCGTGTGTGACTTCGCTTCCAATCTCTGGAACGAAGGTCAAAATGGCACTCCTGGTGCCGGCGAGGAAGCAAAGAAGTTGTTTGCAAAGCAGCGTTTCTTC